GACGTGCCAGGCGATTCTTCGGCGTGCCAGCTCGGAGTTCCCGGAGGGAACCGCAGACTCGAATAATCGCTGATACAGCCGCTGCAACTCCTGGGGCTGCATCCGGCCGAGTCGGTCGAGATCAACCGGCTTCGCTCGCGATACGACGTGGAGTTGGCGGTTCATAGGACGACACCATGAACGCTCGAACGGGGTGTATTTGCAAGTCCAGGGTCGGCCGACTTCTGCTGTTCGGCTGCGTGCTGGATGGTTGCGAAGCGCCGATAGGCAATCGCAAGAAGTCCGGCGATCGTGCTGCGCGCCTGATCGAGACGAGAATCGCAATCCTCAGGAATCGCGCGAGTGTGAGCTACATTTCGGTCAGTCTTTGTCGCCATGTGTTCGCCTCACCCGAGTAATTGCGGCGGAGTCGTTCATTTCGAACTTGCCTTTCGCGCCGGGCCGAGTGATGAATCGTCAGGCGCAAACAACGCGCAGAAAAGGATAACGAACCTATATGACCAACGAAGAAACCAACACAGCGGCCACCACTGCGGGACGCGGCGCACACGGCGCGTCCCAGAAGGCGCCCTCGAAGAAGGGCGCCACACGGACGAAGGGCGCGCCCAAGGGCCGGAAAACGGCCAAGGGAGCCAAGAAGGCCGCCAAGCCGGCCCGTACCAGAGAAGCCGCCACTCCACGCGCCGAAAGCAAGGGCGCGAAGATTCTTGCCCTGATCCGGCGGCCCAAAGGCGCAACGCTCGCTGAGATCGCAAAGTTGACCGGCTGGCAGAATCACTCGATCCGTGGGTACCTCTCCGGTACCGTCGGCAAGAAGATGGGACTCACCGTGGAATCAGTCAAGCGCGAGGACGGCGAGCGCGTTTACTCGATCAGTAAATAGCTTCCTCTCCGCAGTATTCTGCCCGCCCGGCTTCGGCTGCGGCGGGCTTTCTCGTTTGCTGATCCGTCTCTTTCTCAATCAGCCGTAACTCCGCGCACCAGTCCGATAACGCCAGGCACAGCCCTTGCAGGTCCGGGTGCCCGGCGCAGATCAAGGCTTCAATCTCCGCGATCTCCCGCCGGCACAGCTCAATATCTGGGTTCAAAACGCTAAGAGGCCGCGAGTCTTATAAATACTGAACTGCTTTGGTTTCCTCACGATTGCGCGCGCCAGTGCGTTGACAGTCGCCGCGATTCCGTCAATGCGGGATGAGTTTTTCGATCGCTCAGGCTTGGAGAATATCAGGTTGTCGTTGTTCTCCTTGGTCGAGAGGCAGCTTGCGTTCCAGCGCAGCACCGGATGTCCGCCATGGCGGAGTTTTCCTCCGGCGACCAATTCCAACAACTTCTTGGATGGTTCTGACAGCGTGGCGACACCCTGCCTGATCTCGACGCATTCGTAGCCCTTCTCCATTAAAGGGACCGAGATCTGGCGGGAGTTCCATGGATCAAAAGCGATCTCTTCGAGATCAAACATCTCGTCTGCCCACTCGAGCCTTGCCGTGATGTCGCGGTAGTCAATCACGCTGCCAGGCGAAAGCTCGATAAATCCCTGGTCGGTCCACCGCTGGTACGGCATGCCGTCGCGCCGTTCGCGCTGGCGCACCGCCTCCTCCGGCATCCAGAAGAAAGGCAGGACGTCGAAGCCGCCGTCATCGTAGGGAAACACGAGCGAAACAGCGGAAAGATCGGTGGTCATCGAAAGGTCAACGCCGGCCCAGCAGCGCCGGTCCTTGAACCGCGTAATCAAATCATGAGACAAGGGGCGTACCTTTTCCCCGGGTCTCTCTGCGAGCAATCCCGACGCGTGCCAGTCACCGGCGGAAGCATCCCACTTGACCATGTCGATCGCCCGGCTTTCCTTCTGGTCCCACATGTTCAGGTAATAGCGTTTGAACGAAGTTAGATCGCCTTCGGCCTCATGCGATACATACTTCTCACGGATCTTCTCGATATCGAGAAAGCCGCCGTTTTGTTTGAGCGACGGATTGGCCTTGATCCACGTCGCTGGATCAGAGGGATCATCCTCCTTGCGGGCGCCATATATCCGACCGTAGAACTTCACGTCGGAAACAATGCCCTCTTCGATCTTGCGGGCCTTCTCATGAAGCCGCCAGGCTAGCGGAGATTCGTTCTGCACGCCAGCCGTCGTGATCGCGATCGTAAGTGTCTGCCGGCGCGTGATGCCGCCGTTTGAAAGTACATCCCAGTTGTCGAGCTGCTTGCGGGTTTTCCAGCGATGGATCTCGTCGGCGATCACGACCGCGGGGTTCACGCCGTCCCCAAAATCTCCATCGGCTGCGACGGCGGCATAAAACGATTCCGGGTCCGAACGCTTAATGATCCGATGGGTACCACGAAGAACCCGGAGCCGTTTGGACAAGATGGGTGATTGGTCGACCATTTTGCACGCCGCGCGAAAGACGTTCAACGCTTGCCTGGTAGCCGCTGCCGCGCCGTACACCTGGCACCCGGGTGTGCTGGTGGTCAGAAGAACGAAAAGAGCAAGGCCAGCGGCCATCTCCGATTTACCAGCCTTCTTCGGAACCTCTAGATACGCCATTTCGATAACGCGGTTGCCGGCTTCGTCTACTTCGCCAAAGATGGCGCTGAGCGCTTCCTCCTGCCAAGGAACGAGCAAAAACGGCTTTCCATACCATTCGTCCGCCGTGTGCTTGAGAACGTGCTCGAAGAAGTTGCACGCGGCGTCGGCTTGCGCTTGGTGGAAAGGCACGTCAGTTTTGCACGTGATCGATCGCCATCGAGCGGTTCTGCTTCATCTGTTCGAAAGTTGCGCCGGTCTCTTCGTGAATGGCCTGCTCCCCGGTAAACTGCATCCATCTGGTAATGATCACGTCCACGTACTTCGGGTCGATCTCCATCGCCAGGCAGATGCGGGACACCCTCTGGCAGGCAATCACCGTGGACCCGGATCCTCCGAACAGGTCCAGCACCAGATCGCCGGCTTTGCTGCTGTTTGACAGTGCGCGATTTGGCCCAGATGATCTGGCACCGAACGTCGAAGCCGGTCGCTTCGAGCGCATCCTGAAACTCCCGCTGCCAGGATGAGGAGTGGCAAATGTAAAGCGAACCGCCTGGCTTGATGACGGCGCGGTGGGAGGCAAACGCCGCCTCCAGAAACTGCCGGAACTGGGCTCGGTTCATCCGATCCCCCTGGATCTTGAGACGATCCTTCGTGTAGCCCTCATAGTCCACGTTATAAGGGCTGTCGCAAAACACAAGATCGACTTTCTGGCCAGCACACAGCCGTTCGGTGGCGTCGACCGACGTCGCGTCTCCGCACAGGACCCGGTGTCCCTTGGAAGCACCCAAAAGCCACAGGTCGCCCAGCTTCGATACCGGTGCCTCGGGAACAGCGGGACAATCATCCGGGTCCGTCAGGCCGTCGGTCCTTTGCGTCATTGCGCTGGCGAGCTCTTGTTCATCGAAACCAGTCAGCTCAAGTCCAAAACCCAGCCGCTGCAGGTCGATCAACTCCGGGCCGAGTAACTCGAAGTCCCATCCGGCTTCCTCGTGGCTGCGATTGTCCATCAACCGCAAACCGCGGACCAGCTCCGGCGTGAGATCGCGGGCGACATGAACCGGAACGTGGGTTAGTCCGAGGGACCGCCCGGCTGTGCGCCGCAGATGCCCGATGATAATCACGCCCTCGGAATCGACAACGACTGGCTGGCGCCACCCATACGCCTGGATGGAACTGGCGACCTTCTCCACCGCCTTGGCGCCCCACTTTCGGGCGTTCTTGGGATAGTCCTTCGGCCGATCGATCGGCCACATCTCGATTTCATAAGTACCGGACTGGTTCACTGGATCACCTCAGGTGGCGGCTGTTGCTTCCGTTCGCGAGGCTGCGAGAGAATCGCCATCAAATCGTCTTCCTCGCCAGTTGGTTTCTCAACCGCGAGCCTGGTGCGAGAAATTGGCGAAAGGCCGAACTCCGAGCAAAACGCCTTCAGAAGCATCCATGCCGCATTCCCTTGGGCAACGGCCGGATGCGCTTTTACATTGCTCACGACCAGCTTGTTGGTTTCCGGGTCTAGAATGCGCTTGGCTACGAGCGGCCCTTGTTTCTGGATCGTTTCGTAAGCCTCGATCGCCGCCTGATAAGCGATGCAGGCGCCCTCCAGCATCATCGCGTCGGGCCGGCAGTCGAGACTCATGTGGGCCAGTTCTTCGGCCCAGAATCGCCAGGCTTTCCGAGCCAGGCCTTTCAGATGAGGCGGGCACTTCGGCAATCCGCGAGCGCCCTTCGCTTCCGCCTCCAGCTTTTGTTCCAGCCGGTGGACGCCGAGCTTGCGCGGATCGCCCTCCAAAATCTGTTGAGCGGTTGGTCTTGGTTTTCTGCCTCTCACATACCACTCCTTTCCGATTGGTTTTCATTAGATCTGCAAGGACTCCTGGAAATCGCATTCTCAAAATCACGGTTTGAATTTCGCGGATTATCACACGTAGCAGCGCTATGGTCGCGAAGTGGCCGAGGCCCGAGGAAATGAGGTACCCCCCGCCCGGGGGCCTTCCGTATGGACGCCACTCGTCTTTGGCCGTCTGAAACCGAAGTTGCATCGGGATTCCACCGATAGTTTTCTGGTGGCCGGCATTACATTGCTTCCATGGACTCCTAGAGGTGAGATGCCTGATGCAAATGTGTTAGTTGATAGAGCTGAGAGAGTTAATAGAATTGAGAGAGTTGAGGTGGTGCTTCACTAGAGCCGTCATCATATTGAGCTGAGCTCTATCAGGTCTATCAAGTCTCCCCCTTATCTCATCTCTCTGGCACAACCAGGACGTACTCACCGAACCCACGCTTCTGAATCGCGCCGGCCCGATATAAGCGGTCAATGTGCCGATGCGATGTTGCGATACTCAGCCCAGTCGCCCGCGCGAGTTCCTTCGGCGAGAATATGTTACTGCCGAAAGCGCCTCGGAACTGTAACAACAACGGGTAAAGAGTGGCCGCGCCCCCTTCGAGGACATGCTCGTAGTCCAGAGTTTCCTTGCGGAATCGCAGGACCATTTCAAGGTCCTGCGAGTGCCGTCCCCGGATTCGAACCAGTCTCTCGGCCGCTGCGCCCTCAAGCTCGGGGAACCTCGATATGAAGATTTGACTCTCAGTTGCCGCCGCCATGGCGAAAGTGCCGGCAGCCTTTTCACTCCAATCAAGTCCCGCGCTACCCTTGCTCGAATGGTGAATTACGAGAATGGCGCAATTCACGCGCTTCGCCAGTGCGTCGAGTTGCCTGAGATCGTTCTGCTCCGCCTTCACAATGTCTACGCCCGTGGCTCTGGGGCCCCGCAGCGCCGTGTACGAGTCCAGGACAACCAGCCGAGCAGAGAGCCTAACTATCTGGCCTTCTAACCACTCCAGGAATGGGAGCCCGAATTGATAATCAATACGCTCAGGCATGTGGAAGGGAATGCCGGCAACAGATACGCTTGAGCGCTGTAGGATCGTCTTGACGCTCCCGATTCCGGAAGGATCGTCCTTTTCTACAAAGAGCACAGGTCCGGGAGTAAGTACCCGGTAGGTTTCATAGAGCGCGGCGCCACTTGCAACCGAAATTGCCATCTGAACCGCGGCAAGAGTTTTTCCGCTTTTTGCAGCGCCCACCAATAGCGACGCCCCGGACGCAGCGACAATGCCCTCGATCAACATCGAAGCCTCGGGTATTTTCATCTGGAGGATCTCATCAGCGCTCAAAATTCGTGGCGTCTTGACCAGGGGGTTCGGACCAGATTTTCGCTCCCCCTGTCGTTTCTCTGGGGAAAACGGCTGCGCATCGTCAATGAGACGCTTTATATCCTCTGCCTTCCATCCGTTGTCCCGCACGGCGTCAACAATATCGCCGCCATTAGGAAGATCTGGCGGTGGATTGGCGATCGCCACAGAGCGTGCGCCAGCTTTAACGATTAGCTCGGCTGCTTTATTGCAGGCTTTAGCCCCGGCCAGATCCGCGTCAGGCCAGAGGACCACTTCCCAATCGATTAGTGCTGCGGCAGCCGCTTCCGAAATATCTTTAAAATTGAACGCCGCAAATCCCAGCTCGCCGGCCAAGTCCGCTTTGGCCTCGCCTTCAAACCCGACTGCCCGGCCGGGCTGATCGCGATCCCTGAAGGTGGAGTTGACGTAAACAGGCTTCGGTTGGCTCCCAGATCCGGAGTACCAGTTTCCGTCTGTTCCGCGATGCTCCCAACGATACGTTTTCTCAGGTCGTTGCTTGTCAGCCTGAATCTTTTCTGAGTGCTCGAGACGAACGCTTCGAAGGTAATCGCTGTAGTAGAACTCCCGAACGACCTGAAACCCGCTCTTAGCGTGCTGGGCTCTGACGGATGCAGCGAGTTTCTTCAGAGTATGGCCGTCACCTTTCGACTGCTGGTTCGTTGGATTTCCATTCACGTTGCCGCTTGAAAGTGAGGTTCCAAGGATCGCGTCGATATTGCCCAGTGCGGCTTGAAA